TTTCTTCCTCTTCATCATCAGCAGGAAGGGACACTAGTACTTTCTTTGTTAGAAATGCTAATGTAATTAAAGTAACTCCTCCTCCTAAAAGAAGCAAATGTTTTCTAAGGAGTAATTGTCCTTGAGTAAAGGAACAACTAATTTTATGCATTATCCACTTTCTTCCTACTCTTCTAATAAGTATTTGTAATTCTTCTTCTGCAGAAGCAAATACCTGATTAGGAGTTGAAACAACCATATGAGTTAACATCCTGTTCATTGGTTGTAGGATATAGAACAACAAAATAGTCCAAGTAAACCTAGCCAAGAGGCTTGGTTCTACAATGGATAATAATGAAGGATCTGTTCCTACTATACCTGAGGTTGGTTTAAAACATTCAGGACACATAGAAGAAGGACAATCATGTTCACAGAGAGCCATCTCTGGTCTACCAAATTGTATATCTTCCAAGTTAGCCTTAGAATTAAGTTCATGTCGTAACATTTCTTCTCCCAGTGCTCTTAAAAGAGTGGGAAATGTCCAAGTTTTTCCAGGAGCATATGGTTCATAAGTGTGAGTTGTCTTAACAATACCACTAACAACAGAATTAATAAGCCTCACTCGTTCAAAAGTAAAAACCCAAGGATCAGAAATTGCCTGTGAAACAAGTTTTCCATCAACCTCGACAATTTGTCGTGATAAAAAGCCTGTTTTAGGATCTTTGTATTCCTCTTTGATTTCTACCGTTACAACGAATGGAAATCTACGCAAGATAGCTTCAGGACTTGCAACTGCATGAAATGCATTCAAGTCTTTTGTGTTAGTAGTTGCTACTACAATCTTAGGTCGTATAGGCATTACACCTTTTTCTTCCACACCAGCCATATTGGCTGCCATACCAGTAGAATTGATGATATCAATAACTTTCTTAGTAGAGCAGCCTTGACCAGCCTGAACTTGCTTAATGGGTTCCTGAGCTATATCGTCTAATAGAAAGGCCCAATGTTCCTGACCTCTGAACCCACTCATATATTCATCTGTAAAATTTACAGTATATATATTACGTTCAGATAATTGCAAGTTTGGATAAATACCTTTTTTGACCATTAACTTATGATAGTGATCAATAACTCCCTGAGCTAGGCACGTCTTGCCTGTTCCAGGGCTCCCATTAATCAATACTGAGAAAGGAGGTTGACGAGTTGCAGTAACACTGTATCTCAATCTTAACTTTCTTTGAGTAACCTCTAAGGCTCGTAGTTCAACTTGAACAATCCGTGCTATAGCTGTTTCTTTCATCAGTATTCTCCCATTTTCTAAAGTTATGGTGATTTTAGTAAGCATATCATCGACAGCAGTATCTAATGTTGTAGGAAGCAAATGATAAGCATTCTCAATCTCTTGACAAGACTTGAGAAAACTAGCTACTTCCCTATTATCAGATACAAAAGGATGTAAAGATCCTTCTTTTAGACTCTGGGATGATAAATCCACCAAAATTAATGCTGCATCCATGACACTCATACAAATGTCAGCTGTGGATGTAAATCGATTTTTCTCAAGAGCTCTACGACTAAATTCTACTAGTCCCATCTCAGAAAGAGCTATGCTATATTTCTTAGCAATACTCATTCCCATGAAACCATATAGAACCCTAGAAGTGCTCTTAATAAATTCGCTATTATAAAGCATTTTGATAGATCTAAAATGAGTTTTTAATTCTCCTACTCCCATAGGTTCAAACTCAGATTTATTTTCTTCCTCTCCGCTATCATATGAACATGTATCATATCTACATAACTTCTTCTTAGAAGAAGCCTGTGAAACAGATGCTAAATCACGAAGCATCTCTACCTCCTCTGAGGAAGTATAAACATTTCGCATCATTTGTAGCATATCATATATCTCAGATAATGTAAACATGTGTAACAATGAACGAGTGATAGCGTCTAGATAGTCCCATTTATTTGTAGCCTTCCTTAAATCTTTAATTAAATAAATAAAAGGAATTCCAAATTTACTGAAATTATCTATATATGGCGTCACCAAATCAGTGTTTGTCCCCATAAAATCAAGGGGTCCAGCCATTGGTAAGAAGCCAGATTCCATAGTAAAAATTTCTTCTGTTTCAGGTACCACCGCAGGGCGGAAATATTTGTGAAAGGTATAAGCATACCTAATACAAATGAAACAAAAGTAATACATACCATAAACGAATACTACTTCTGAATAACCAAAGGCTATAAAAGCAACCATCATCATATGGGCTGCTTTAGGGTTGCGATCAAAGATGATCGCACACAGGACAAAGGGATATGCTTTAAGAAATTTTTCATATAAAGAACCCATGCCAAAAGTAAAACAACCAGCAGAAAAAACCACTACATGAGTGGTAATTAAGGCCGCTACTTTTGCTGCTCGAAAACTAAGAAAGTTAAAGCAGATAGCAAAGTTAAATACCATGAGGTATGCATTAAACAATGCACGAGACTCATATATGAAATAAAGCAACAGTACTAAAATAGGTGCTGTGTTATGGCGCCTACGAATAACTGGGGCTAATCCTATTGGAAATCCCATAATAAATAAAGAATTATCTATTAAATCCTGTAAGGAGTGACCCCCAAGGGGGTCGAAAAGGATGTGTACTAGAAATCCTATGAGTATAATTATCAAAGAAATCAAGATTGAATTCATGAGAATTAGATCACGGAAAGCTAGATCATCCTGAGCAGTTTGGGAATATGTACTTTCATGGACCACATCAGTGTCCGGCACATATTCCGTTTGGTTAGAAGTAAGATCTTCTTCGGTTGGTTGAGTAAATGTATAATCTTCTGGATCAGGCATGGCTATAATATCCTGCTCTCTGAGATTACTGTCACTTACAGTTTGTTTGATGTATAAGGGGGTTTGAAATGATTGTTTCTTACTACTTATATCTACGTTCTGCGCCAACATAGAGTCCGGGAGCTTACCCGTACCGCTTATAACTACATCCTGCTCTAATGTAGAGTTTTGGAGTGATTTTTCATACATCTCCGTGTGGCCATTACAGCCGGTTTTTATCAATATAACACTCACCATTGTTATTAAAGAAAGGTAGCGAGTGGTTGGCACGCTACACATTTTTGTAATAATAATTACGCCAGGCTAACACTATCTCCGTACATTTTTACCGGATAAGTGAATACACCTGCCAACATTAGTTGGGCTTCACCTAATAGTTCTCTATTTGTTTAATAGAGAATTTCTCAGAATCTCATGGACACATAAGGTGTTCATGGGAAGCGCACGACTCTTAACGGTATCAGCACCGGTACTTTCGTCCTAACGCTTGCACTCAGCAAGAATCTACTAATGTAGATCGGTTTGTGAAGTTTATGAAAACTTTGTTTTATGTTTTAGTAGATAAATCTACTGGGCACATAGAGCCCTTGGTGATTTTAATGATAATCGAATCATATTGATTCAATTCAATTAAAAGTAAATTCTTCCCATGAAGGGATGATAAGTACCTTCAAGGGAATAGCAAATGCAATCAATAATTGCATCTAACAGATTTTTAATCTAAGTACGCAACTAAATATAGCAAAATAATTTTTCATAAAGAAAAAACGTTATTAATACTATATAAATAGAATCATAAAGATTTTAATACAAAAAATTAAGCGTTCTGCTACAACGCATGTGTGTGTAATTCGTTTTTCAACCAGAATTACACTCCCCAACTTTACAGTCGGGGTGGTATACTCTCCTACAATAGGAGCCTAGAAGCACATAAAGTGCAACTAAAATAAATGGTCTCAACAAGAGACATCTAAATTAATCAAGCGCGCGCGGGAAAACC